CCAACTGGGTTGCGCTCAACACTGAGGGTACGAGCGTACACGGCCAGCCAACCCCCTACCAGGAACAAGCCTACATCGTGCGTAACTACGTCGATGTGGACAAGTTCATCGTCCTGGACCAAAACCAGATCGTTGAGCCACGCGCTGCACAGACAGCGGCTTACCTCAAAGGCTTGACGTACGATATCAACTTCAAGTTTTTCAAGAACGCGCACGACGGCACCGGAGATCCAAACGCCCCGGTTGGTCTTCGTGCGCGTATTGATGATGCAGCGTCTGCCAACAAGTTCGGCGTGCGTCCTGAAAACAAGATTGACTGCCTGGGTGCTGCCGCTGATATGAGCCAGGCGGGCATGACCGCAAAGACAGCGGGCGCGTTCCTGGAAATGCTCGACCTGCTGCTGTGGAGTGTGGACGCGGACAACGGCGACCCGAACGTCTGCCTGTACATGAACGACTACATGAGGCGTAGGCTACACTTTGCCCTGCGTTTCATGGGTACGAGCGGTGGTCTTGATCAAAGCACTGATCAGTTCCAACGCATCGTCTACACCTACAAGGGCGCGACTATTCGTGATCCTGGTGTCAAAGCCGACCAGACCACCCGTATCATCGCCGGTAATGCCATTGCAGCTGGCTCTGGTAGTGTTGGTGAGACAGCGGCAGGGGTTGATGCAACGGGCGCCTCCGCCAACTTCACGAGCATTTACGCCGTGCACTATGACGCCAATCACTTCTTCGGCTGGCAGTTCGCGCCGCCCAACGTGCAGGACCTGGGCCTCATCTACAACGGCGCTATCTACCGTACGCTGATTGACTGGGCCGTTGGCCTGATTAACGCTTCAACACGCTCTATCGGGCGTCTTTTTGACATCAAAATAGGATAAGCCGGAAAGGAAAACGACTATGCCAAATGGGAATGGCACATCACAAACACCGCCGGTCAGTATGGCGATGTCACCCGAGGAGTTTGCGGAACTGCGCGCGCAAGTCGCAGCCCTCGGGCAGCAAGACGTAGTGCTTTCTCGCGTGCTGACCTCCATGCTGTTACACCTGGGACACGCGCACGATCTCGACCCGGCGGCAGAAGACGCACGCCTTGCCAAAGAAGCAGAGGATGCGAGACTCGCGCAAGAGGCAGCAGATGCAAAGGCAGCAGAAGAAGCGGCTGCATCAGTAGAGCAGGCTCCTGCTGCTCAGGAAGGGGCATAGAAATGGCAGTTGATACCCTTAACGTCCTGCAAGTTTCGGTTACTAAGGTTGCGACTTTTAACGGCGCGGCGCTCATCCTTCCGGGGGGGACTCCAAGAAGGGGGATGGTTGCAAGGGTCATATATTCGGCAGCCGGCAATGCATCGGGCGCAAATGCCGTCGTGTTTTCGGTTGACGTGTGTTATGACGGCGTACCAACCCTATGGTTTTCCGATTTCTTGGCACCACCGATCAACCTGGTGGTTGCGCTACAAGCAGGCGAGTTGTTCATACCGTTCAGCATTTCGCCCACGATGGTAGCGGGCGTTATCACGGCTCCCCAAATTCGCTTAACTGCGACTTTTAGTGGAGCAGGTTCTACGCCCACGATCACGTATCAAGGCGATTTGTCTCTGACTCGCCCGTAGGAGGCGCAATGGCTGATCAAGTCACAGAAATTTCACCGCTGCATATCGTTACCGCCAGTGAGACAGTGGGCAATGGCTATGCTGCCCTTCAAGATGCAACGCTTGACGCAAACCTGACAGCCCGCATCCAATATGAAGATGCGACGCAGGCATCGGGTTCAGGCGTATGGACATTCACTGTGCGGCTCTCGTACGACGGGGGCGCATCCTGGGTGACGGGCGCATCGGGGGCTGCTATCACGCTCACGGCAACGATACAAGACGGGGAGCAACTCTTGGGTTTTAGCCCGGAATCGGTAGCAGCGAGTGGGCAGACCTTAGTACAGGTTTTAGCAACGCTGACGGGCGCACCCGTCACACCCACGATTGCGTATCGTGCGGACCTACTGAGTTAAACAAAGAGTGAAAGGAGGCGCACGGCATGGCTGTTCGTAGCACAATGGCAAGCCTGATAACGCGGGTTCGCTTGCTCATCAACGACCCTGCTGGCGCCTCGCAGATCTTCGATGACCAATCTATTCAGAATGTGCTTGACGACTCGCGCCAGGACATCAGCAATACCGCGCTTACGCCGTACGTGACCTTTAGCGGCGGCACGATCCTGTACCTGGACTACTATCACACCCTGGGCAGTTGGGAAGATAACGTGGTCCTCAAGCAATACCTGACGTTCCTGGTCACGCCATCGGTAAGCGAGCCGATTGCTGGCCACTGGAGCTTTGCCGCGACCACGCTCCCACCGGTCTACATCACGGGATCCACGCATGATATCTACCGCGCGGCGGCTGACTTGCTAGAACGGTGGGCGGCGCGGTTAGTGCTCGAATTTGACTTCACCAGTGATGGGCAGTCATTTCATCGCAGCCAGGCGGCCACGGCACTGCAAAATCTGGCGAAGACGTATCGCAAAAAGCAGCGGCCTGGGTCGCTCTCGATGGTACGCGACGATATCAGTGGCGGGAAGCGCGACATGCTGGGGCTTGGTCCGCATGAGATAGATTACATGGCGAAAGGATGAAGATAGCGTATGCCTGGACTCCTTTCGGCGGCCCAAATCGCCTCTTCGCAAGCAACGGTAGCCGCATCCCTCGATCAAAGCCTGCCGCTCTTGCGCAAAACGGTCGCGGCAGATGGCTACGGCAACAACGTCGAGACGTGGGTACCGCGAGGCAATGTGACGTGCAATGTCTTTAAGCCGACGGGCACGCACTTGCAGTTGTTTGCCGACATCATCGGGGCGCAACAGGCCATGATGCTGCGCTTCCTGCCAGGCACGGACATCAGGGAGGGCGATCAGGTGACATACAAGAATGAAAACTGGCTCGTGCAAGTCATCACGGTAGAAGAGAGCTACACCATACCGAACGACTTGCTCATGACGGTGGTGCACTAGTGGCTACTAGCTTTAATCACTTTCCAGCTATAGCCGCTCTCATCAAGCCTGGATGTCAAAGAGTCGTGAAAGAGACGGCTGAACATATCCAGTACAGCGCACAGGCAGGGGCGGCAGTGGATACGGGCTTCATGCAGGAAAACGTCTACGTGAGCACCTGGGACAGTAGTGATTATGGGTCAGGGGGCAAATCGCCACCGGGCGACTCCTACCGCTTGCCAGAAGTGAAGCCCGATAATGATACAACGGCGATGGTGGGGGCAGCAGCCAACTACTCGATCTACCTAGAGATGGGCACGCGCTTCATGCCAGCGCAACCGTTCTTTCTGCGCGCAGTCGAGGCAGCGAGGCCATTCTTTGACAGTGAATTAGCAAAGATAAAAGCACAGATCGAGGCGGTGTAATGAGCGAACTCGCACAAGCCCTGCAATGGGCAGAAAGCACGATGCAAGCCGATAGCGCGCTTATGGCTATCGCGGTAGGCGGCGTGTGGCTGTCCTATGCGCCGATTGGCACGCTGCCACCGTTCGCCATCATGAGCCAGCAAGCAGCCAACGATATGCTTACGGTGAATGCCGTTCGCTTGTTTACTGATATCTTGCTGCAAATCAAGATGATTGGCCCTGCCACCACCTACACGGCGACGGTAGCCGGGGCAGATCGTATCGACGCGCTGTTCAAAAGCGTGCGTGACGTGGGGTTGTCAGGAAGTGGGGGCGTGCTCTCCTGCTTTCGAGAGCAGATTATCTCATATAGCGAGCTCATAAATGGCGCAGCTTGGCATCATTTGGGAGGGCTCTATCATATACGACTTCAGGGAAGTTAAGGAGGTAAATAGATATGCCGTGGGTTCCGGAAAGAAGTACGATAAATCAGACCTTACAATTCGGGCTTGAAGCAACGCCTGGCACGAACGTACCAGCGAACAAGCTCATACAATGCTTCCAGATCGTGCTCGGCATGATGGCCGATGTTGCGCCATTTGAGGGAACGGGCCGCAAATACCCGACCATCGTGATTGAGAATAGTGAATGGGTTGAGGGTACGCTAGCGGGCGAGTTTGACTATAATGGCATCGTCTATGCGCTTTCGGGCGTGTGTGGCGCGGCCACCTCCATCGTAGCCCACGGCGCGTCAGCTACGGCAAAAGACTGGACATTCGTCCCACCCCTGACGGGCAGTGTACAGCCACAAACGTACACGATTGAGCAAGGCGAAAACAACGCCTTTGGCAATGCGATTTATAACCATAAAGTCAACTACGGCCTGATAAGCGAGTTTGGCTACAAGGGCGACCGTAGAACAGGCTTCAACGTTTCAGGCAAGGTGCTGGCCCAGGCGCTGCAACGCGCTATCACCATGACGGCAACGCCAACGACGGTTGCACTGCAACCCACGGCAGGCAAGCACTTCAACTTCTACCTTGATCCAACCAGTGCCGCCCTTGGCACGACGCAACTGCTCAAGGTCCTGAATGTTGACTACCTGTTTTCCGGTCTGTACGGCATGTTCTTCCCGCTCAACCGCGCCAATCTTGGCTGGTCCGCCCACGTTGACCTGAACCCAGGCTGCATTATCAAACTCATACTGGAAGCAGACGCCACAGGCATGACGCCGCTCACCTACCTGCAAGCAGGCACCACGCAGTTCCTGCGCGTGCAAGCCCAGGGGCCGATCATCGACAATTTGCAGGTCGTCACGATTGCAGGCGGCGCCACAGGTGGCACGTTCACGCTCAGCTACAAGGGCCAGACCACGGCCTTGATTACCTATAGCGCAGCACTGACCTCCGCCACGGTCAACACCGCCTTCCAGTTACTGAGTACCGTCAGCACGAACTGCACCGTCACAGGCGGCGCGGGCGGGCCGTACACCTTCACCTTCTCAGGGCCGCTCGTCGGCGATATGTCGCCGGTTGGCATAACCAACGTTGCCCTGACAGGTGGCACGCCAACCGTAGCATCGGTCGCGACCGCATACGCCACCTTTCAACATGACATGGCCGTGAAAGTATCCAAACCGAACCCGTTTAGCGACAACCAGGGCGTGTTTGCCGAGGAGTGGGAATTCACGATTGTCGAGGATGCGACCTGGGCCGCCGCGCAGAAGTTCTTGATTACGACTTTATTGACAGCATTATAGGGAGCATGCATGCCGATCATTGAGATCATCCACACAAATCTCTATTGGCGTGAGGCTTGTAATAATTTTCTTCACAGTTCTATAGGAGAACGCATGCCAGTTACTATCGGCCAGATGGCCGCAAATCAGGCCACGGTTGTCGTCACAGGCGAACACCTGGGCAACGACACGATCAATCTGGTGATCTACCCAAATAAGGTCACGACCGCTTCAATCAAGCAACTCGACGAGGGAACGGACGCTATCAATCAGGTATTGGTGAATGTTATCAAGTCCTGGGACGTGCTCGAAGACGACGGGGTGACTCCGCTTCCAATCACGACCGAGAGCCTGGAAAAGCTCGGTATGGCTATCGTGTGGCAAATGCGTATGGAGATCATCAAGGCCTTGCGCCCAAACTTGTAGGCGCCGACGGCGACGATCCTGAGATCGTCGCGTTAGGGCGCTACTTAGGCATGGATGGAAAGATGGGCTACGTGCCCGATTGGTACTATCTGCTGCGCGCGTCGGATAGGCTGCACGCGCCAGCGTGGGATGTACTCGAACATTCGATCTGGTATCAAGATATCGCCCTCAAAGCCATTGCAGCAGAGAACGCGGGCGAAAATATCAAGGCACAGCATCACAGGTAGAGGGAACGCATGTCAGTCGTAGCAAGCCAACTCATAGCGAAGGTCAGCGTCGAGGGCGATAAGGAAGCCAAAGCACGCCTGATAGCCGTCGGCAAAACATCCGACGAGGTAGGCAAAAAGCTCAATGAGGGCCTCAAGTTTGCCGCTCTTGGTGGTAGTGCTGCCCTGCTCGGTGTTGGCATCGTTGCGACCAAGATGGCGGGTGATTTCCAGGCAGGCATGACGACGCTGGTCACGGGCGCTGGCGAGGCTGAGTCAGCCCTTGGATTGGTATCCGCTGGCATCCTCAAGACATCCGTGGATACAGGCACCTCTACCAAAGACCTCATTTCCTCGATGTTTCTCATCGAGAGCGCAAACTACCGGGGGGCAGCCGGATTACAGGTGCTAACAATTGCCGCCGAGGGCGCGAAGGTTGGGGTAGCCGATCTCACCCAGGTAACAGATGTGCTTACCACCTCACTCCATGACTATCACTTGCCAGCGAGTGATGCGGTCGGGGTCATGAACTCACTGATTGAGGCAGTCAAAAATGGCAAGATGCACATGGATGACCTCAACCAATCTCTGACCAATACCTTACCCGTCGCTGCCGCTTACCATGTCAGTTTGAGCAATGTTGAGGGTGCGCTCTCAGTAATGGCCGCCGCTGGAGATCGAGGCGCTGGTGCTGGCACACACCTGGCTATGATGTTCAAAATGCTCGAAAGCCCGTCAGGCAAGGCGAGCAAAGAAATGGCTGCGATGGGCCTCAATAGCATCAAGCTGGCCGAGACGCTGGGCAAATCCCTGCCTGATGCCTTGCAGATGATTCAGGATGCCGTCGCCAAACACTTTGTACCGGGCAGCGTCGAGTACAACCGCGCCATCGCTACGATCTTGGGCGGCTCAAAATCAGGGATGGCGGGCCTTGAAATCATGGGGCAGAGCATGAAATTGCTGCGACGATACGAATGCAGCCGCGGCAGCCTTGCACAAG